CGTGCCTTATATAATTATTTTTTTCTACCAATATTATACTTGGTAACAAGAGTCCAATCGTTCTTCTCCTTGAAAGGCAGAATTTTGATTTGACTCATCGGCGCCAACTTCTCTTCGGAAATTGGTTCGCATAATTCTATCAAACCCCAATCGCGCAATAACTTGGCGATGGAGTTTCTTCTCATCAGATCATTTTCACTAAGCTCAGCAAGTTTGCCATCTAAGGCAAAGAGCTCTTTGAAGTGGGTGATAAAGTATCTACCCTGCTTGTGCAGGATATGGCAAGACTGATACAGGACTTTTTCTTTCTTGGATGCGACACCAATTCTAGATAGTGTCTCTCTAACCTTCAAAAAGTCATCGTCACTTTTTAACTTTACTTCCACTGGCGTATAATCTGGAAAATCAATATCAAAAAAATCTTCACTCATTTTAAACAACCTTCAAAAAAATTCTAATTATTATGAAGATTATTTATAATTTGCTGATTTTTTATCCACCCTTATTAAGTAGTTTTCTAATCCTCTGAAGATCATCATCACTGAGCATCCTCAAAGCCTCAACTGCCTTCACATTGCTATAACCAAAATACTCTTTGACGATCTCAATGTTTTCTTCTTTCTCTGGTTTGATCCACTTGTTGAATCTTTTCTTCTTGCGGATGATGCCGCGCAAAAAATCATACTGTAACTTGTGGTCAATGTGCGGTCTGGCATTCATCTCGTTTGCCGCATGAACCGTGTCACTACCATGCGATAGAGACTTGTTCACAATGAAAGGACTGTACTGTTTCTCAGACCAATCATCTACCATCAAATTTTCTTTGGTGTGAGTGATACTACCAGCAAAGTCAAACGGACTGATAGACTTTTGTTTGACTTGAAACTGTTCTACGTCGATATCTTGTTTAGGTTTTTCACCTAGCAAATCACCGAGACTCATATTCTGTCTCCTCACAGTAAGCAGCTTTAAACTCTTGACCAGAGAAACCAGCCATAATAACATGAGCAAGAAGGGCATCCTGACATTCTTGTTTCGTTTCAAAAGTACCTTCCAGAACATGAACGTCTACGGGTTCTTGGGATAACACTATGAATAATAACCAAATCATACCTTCACCTTACTATAATCAAATGCGATTCGGTGCAAAACTCTGTCTTCCATGAAATCACACTCCCACCTCTTGTGGATAGTCAACCACTGTTCACTGATAACCACATCACCGTCTTGCCAATGATGGTCATACCTGTACTGATCTTGTAGCACATGTTCCTTGAGCATTGCCATGGTATTGTCAAACCCATCTCTGTCTACCCCCTGCATACCAAAAATCTGTAGGAACGGAAAGTAGAGACCAGTGATACCATACTCATTAGTATACACCAAATCAAACGGTCTGTCAGTAGCATGATGTTCTTGGAAAAACTCACTGTCAGAATAAGAACCAGACTTATATCCCAGAGTGATCTTTAGTTTTCGTAGACGATTCTTTTCATCTCTAGGCAAGTCTTCATATGCTTGTCTCATGTCAATCCAACTGGTACAACTACCAGCAGTACCCTGAGCACCATACAACCAGATCAAGGGATCACGGTCATAGTTACTTGCCTGATTGGCATGCCAGTCAAGAGCACTTGTGTGTCCAAACAATCCTGGCTCACCGTGTTGATCTTTCTGTCCGGTAACCCGCAGAATGTTTGGGTGGCAGGCAATATGTTTTGTTCTCTCCGTGTCCGTGTACTCTTGTACATTCCCGATCATCTTGCAAACCCTAACCTCTTCGTCTGGGGTCAGGTTTTGATTGCGTATAACAACAACACCGTGTTGCAAAGTTTCCTCAGCAATTGCTTCTGCAGCACCTTGGCCAATTTTGGATAGATCGCCTGATATCTCCCTCATTTCATATCCACGTTTGCCATGATATCAACCAGACATGCGGTCAGATTAATTTCTTGATCCGCAACAAATGCTGACTTGTACTGATAGTCTGCAATCAACAGAACAAGGTGTGGCACCTGTACAACTTTGTCCAACAGAGTGTCATAGATTTTGCGATACAAACCTTGGGGGTCGGTATCCACATTGTTGGAGACCCACTGCCGCATCTTCTTGAAGTCTTTGTCCTTGAGACTGTCACACAGTCCCTTCATGTTGACTTCGGCAATGTTACTCAGGATACCCTCATCGATTGCACCAAACTTGGAGTACCGCTGAAGTTCGTTCAGTGTCCTACGATAGTCTGGGAAATACTTCATCAGAAGTTCAGCGAGAACCTTCTCAGAGTATTCGATGTTTTCTTCACCCAAGATATTTGAGATGCGAGCCATGAAGGCAGATGCCATCTGGGGTTTCTCTTCTTTCTTGAGTTTGAATTCTACCACCGTTGTCCGACTATGGAGCGGTTCGATGATTCGATTCTTAAAGTTACAGGTAAAAATAAATCGACAGTTCTTGGAGAACTCTTCGATAAAGGCACGCAAAGCTGGTTGCGTTGAGTTGGGGTTTAGATAGTCTGCCTCGTCCAGTATGACCACCTTGGTCTTACCACCGAAACTTACCGTACTTGCAAAGTCCCTAATCTTTGTTCTGAGAACATCAATGCCAGATTCATCTGATCCATTGATAATAATGTAGTCACAATCTAATTCATTACAAAGAGCACGAGCAACTGTGGTCTTACCTGTACCGGCAGTACCACAGAGCAACATGTTAGGAATTTCTTTCTGGTCAACAAAAGATTGAAATACATCCTTCAGTCTACTCGGGAGTACACACTCCGAAATAGTTTGGGGTCTGTACTTCTCCACCCAGAGAAATTCATTCATCACTATATCCTTTTTTCAAGCACCTCAATTTGTTTCTGTCGGTTCTCTTCCCACTTCTCTTCGGTGCGATCACCTTTGGGAAAAAACTTGGCACTCTTGAGGTTTTCAAGTGCCACCATACGCCGACCACGAGCGTTCTTACTTCTCCATGCAGTAGCCATACTACTCCTTATCCACCAATCTTATCTTTAGTCCCAAGAGACTCTTCCAAATTAAGTTCTAGTTGCTTGCCGCCGACTTCACTTTCATTCATAATGTATGATGCCATTGTTGCGGGATCAGATACTTCATATGGATCATCCGCAGCATTGTGTGCCATACCATCTTCGACAAAAGCCTTTTCGATAACACCGTCATTTACCAACAGAGAATATCTCCAAGATCGTTGACCAAAACTAAGGTTATCTTTGTCAACCAGCACACCCAACTCTTCGGTGAAGATGCCAGAACCATCGGGAATTGGTTTTACACTTTTGATATTCTGGTGTCTAAACCATGCGTTCATCACAAAAGTATCATTGACAGAGAGACAGTAGATTTCGTCTACACCCTTAGACCGAAAAAATGCATAGTTCTCTTCATAGCCTGGCAATTGATACGCAGAACATGTCGGAGTGAAAGCCCCAGGCAATGAAAAGAGAATGACTCTCTTATCACTGAACAAGTCACCAGAAAGTACTGCCTCCCACTTGAAGGGATTGGGATGACCCCTAGAGTCCAGTTGAGGACATCGGACACGGGTATTGAACAGGACTTCCATAGGAAGTCTTTGACCTACTTCTAACATGTAGAACCTCTTACTGTGTTTTTGAGCTTGGGTCCAACGCCAACCAGTATGTTCTCTCATCATTAACAAACATAATTACTGGCGCTTTACCGACTGTAGCAACGTAAGAATCAGGGATGACCTTTAGAGACTCAATTGAGAGTCGTGCATCGAATTCCAAACTACTATCACCAAGAACTGTTGTGAAAGAATTACTCTTGGGAGTATTTGGATCACCGACAGACATGAGTACCTGTTGCCCGTCACCGACTACTCGCAAGAAAGGAGCAGAGATGGCAGACGCGGCACGATAGATTGTCTGAATATTTTCTTTGGTGATATTGAATTCATACAAAGTTTCTACTTGAATCTCTTTGTCTGGTGCAGCTTTAATCACAGACGGTTCAGCATAGTAGAATTCAAACTTACCAGCATTGGTTTGTACGGTGACAGACTCATCACCAAACTCAAGGTCTGCGTTCTCATCCATTGTCAGCAGAGACAAAAACTGGTTGAGATCGTAGATCGCAAACTCTTTAGGAAAACTTTCCGTTACCGTTGCACGGCACAGAATGTTCATAGAATTTGACACAGTAGCAAGAGTTTGCCCCTCACGGACCAGAAGGTTCGTGTTAATAGAGGCAAAGTTCTTGAATGTGTCAAGTGTGGACTTAGAAACTTTCATCATAATAAACTCCAATCAAACAAACTACATAATAACAAAACGACACTCAAATGTCAAGGGTTAATCTGACTCCGTAGTGTGAGCGATTGTAATATCATTTGTACTACAATAACTAGTCACTTCTGAGTTACCCAAGTAATCATCTGGATGTCCAGCATCTTCCCTTGCAGTATTCCAAGCAATGTATGCTGCTTCATCCGCAAAGATTAATTTAATCACAACACTCAAAGGATCACTGAAGTCATTTGTCATTGAGACATCCGTTCTTCCGGTCATCCAATCCAGCCAAGCAGTGGATTGAGTGTCGTAGTCAGTACCCTGCAAGTCTGTTGCCCAAAAAGGCCACTCTGATTCTGCATCGGTTCTTGTAAACGTTGTAACTTTTCTATAAGCCATTGTTCTCTCCATTACGGGGTTGATATATTTCTCTCTCTATTTATAATAAAAAAAACCGAGAACCGACAGATTGAGAGAGAGTGAGAGAGGCCTGTCGGTTCTCGGCCGCCGCAAGGGCGAACTTTACTGATGTTCTAAATCGTGAACATGCAGTGCAATTAGGGCATAATGAAGTACTTTCAAGAGGTCTTTACGATTCTTGCCTTCCTTATTACCATATCGTTGAGTGTACTTTAGGATGTTACCAAGGCAGAAACCTTCACCGTGGCCACCGTCAATGATAAACTCAGTGGCCTGAAACTTGTTCTTGGAGTAGTGTTCGGTATATGTAGAATTAACATAATCTTCCAACTCACTAATCAAGGCAAACTCGTTATATCTATAATCGATATTAGATGTCATAGTCATCTGCCTTTGGGTTGTCATCATTGACTTCATCTTCAGTCGGGTTTAGATCAACACCAGCATCAACCTTAGTGTACAGGTCAATGAAGGCAGACTTGGTGTCAGTGTCGAATCGATTGACGCATAACTGAATCGCCTTGAGTCGGTCACCAAACATGGCGAACGCCTTGACAATGTGTTCCAGACGGCGAGTCGAAACCAACTCATCAATGCCACCTTCATAGAAAGTCTTTCGGATCACATCTGCCCAGAGCACCAACTTATCGGCAAACTCATCATCAACACAATCGGCAACTGACATTTTGTTGAGGACAATCTTTTTCTCTTGAGCGGCAGAAGGGTATTCTTGTTCGACTGTGATTGCGAATCGCTCGAGGAATGCCTCATCAAGAACTTGGGCACCCATGAACTTACCGTCATCGGAACCACGGCCCTTGGTGTTCGCAGTAGCGATCACATTGAAACCAGAGGCGGGAGTAATAACTTCGCCAGTCTTTTTGTTGAAGTAGGGTTTACCTTCAAGGATTGCCTGTAGACACATTAACTTGTTTGATCCACGGTCAATCTCATCAAGGATCAACACTGCGCCACGTTTCATGGCGGTCAGTACCGGACCTTCACGATAGACTACGTTACCATCTACAAGCGTGTTACCGCCAATCAGATCATCTTCATCGGTTTCGATTGAGATGTTGACGCGGATTGCCTCTCGCTTCAACTTAGCGCAGACTTGTTCGACCATCATGGTTTTACCGTTACCGGACAAACCACAAATGAATGTGGGGTAGAACATACCAGACTTGACAATGTTCACTAGGTCACGGTAGAAACCGAAAGGAACGTATGTCGAATCTTTGGCGGGAACTAGGTTTTCAATTTCCACAACAAGTTTCGCCTGACTGAGAACCTTAGCAGCGGCGACTGCAACTGGTTCGGGTTGGGGTTGGGATTGAATCACTGCCGCGGGTTTCGGCATTTGCACAATTTGGCCAACCATCATTGGATTGAATTGGTTGCGACCAACTTTGGCCTCTTTGAAAAACCACATTGGATTTTTGAGACCCGCCTCGCGGGCAATATCCATAACTTCTGATTTTGAAAAGACACCTGACTGATTGTTTGACTCAGCGAGGGCGGACAACAACTGATCTTTCTGTTTAATACTCATAATGTAACTCTCTCTCTCAATTTCTCACTTTACTATACTAGCTTACTACATTGGGAAGCAAAAGTCAAGGGGCCAAAGCGAAATAATTTGATTTTCTTTCCCTTTGGAATCAATGACTTAGGCAACCATATCAACAAATCGGTTAATGAAATGTCGGGAATTAGACTTTTTAGACTGAAACTGGCGGAATCCACGCAGAACATCCGACTTTTTCTCAGACTTGATATCCAACTCAGCGCCTTCAACTTCAAGGTCAGAACCGCCTTTGATTAGGAAAGTCTGATCGTAACCCCATGCACTGTCAACTGCCATGTAATCTTTTTTGAGCCACTCTGACTTGTACGGGGCAGAAAACTCTTCGGGTTCATTCCAATGCATTTGACGCAGAGTCACCCAATGCCAAGCATTCTTCACATCGGATTTTTTCTTTGAACAAATCCAGAAGTTTACCATGCGAGAACCAGTAATCTTTTTGTACATGGCAATACCGGCGAGAAGACTGATCTCACGACCCAGACGGAATCTAGTGTGGTAAACAGCAGACGGTTGTCGAACCACAACAGAAGTAGTGCCACGCTTCAGAATCAGTTTGTTAGCGGTCACTTGTTGGAAACTTCTCCAATACTTGTCGTCATCGTCTTGGGCTGGGCGGTCGAATACATCATACTCATCGGTGTTGCCACCGTCAGAAAGAACAATGGTGTTCAACACTTCAATGCGATTGCGGTCTTTGAACTCTTTTGCCACATCGGTTGCAATTATGATTGCAGCAGCGAGGGGAGTAGACCCCAACTGAAGATGGTTTGGCAGATCATACATAGAGACATACATCTCACTAGAAAACTTCCGGCGGTCACAGTACGCACTC